GGCCCATCCAATAAATGACACCGTTCATGGAGCCGGCAGCCTTACGACCGATCAAGCCGCATCCGTTGCCAATCTCATTGAACTGATAGACATACGGAGGGCCAGCATACTGCATCGCCCAGACGCCAAGATCCGTCCAGATCAGTCCCTGCTGCGGACCTTGGATGCATTGAACGATGCGAGATCCCTTGGGAATGCGATATGAACCAGCCTGATTGGTAATCAGGGGAATCCAACTATCGTAGTTGTTTACATCGCACCAGCGAATGAGCAGCGGATCGATGATCCCAGTAAACGTAGATCCCCATGCAATAATCTGTCGCTGCGGCATCGCCACAAACATTCCTTCATTGACAGAAGGAGCGTTGGCAATCGCCAATGCAATTTCAGCCCCACCGGCAGGAGACCAGTAGTAAATCGGCCCACCATATGGGCAGGCAATAAGTATCTCGCCCCAATTATCCAATGTCCAATCAACCGCATTGATCGGAGTGCCAAGGTCAGGGTCAGGAGCAGCACCGCTTCCGTAACCTCCAACACCGTACCCACCAACGCCATACCCAGTTCCAGACGCAAGGGGACCGACTCCGTTCAGATACACAAAATGCGCATCTCCAGCGTTTTGATCAGCAGTCGCGGTGGAGCTTGCCTGAGAACTTACAGCTATCGAGAAGATACTTGAGGAGGTAACGTCGATGACAATGTAATTTCCGTAGATTGTTATGCCACCGACAGAGGTTGCAACTAGGGCTGTAAACGTATCTCCAATAACATAACCATGATTTGCAAGAGTCACATCTATAGTATTTGATCCGCTGGTGGTGTCATACTGAGAAACTGCTCCTCCGTTTGCAACAGTAGATGTAGCCAGAGCAAGATCTCCAAGCTTATCTCTAGCTTCAATTGAATAATTCGTAGATCCAATTGGAGTCACTTGATACTGCCCGAAAAGCACAAGCCCTCCGACGCTAACCTGAGTCTGAATGTCAACAACATCATATCTGTCAACTGTAAAATTTGCGTCGATAATAGTTACCGTGCTGCTTCCAGATGTAGTTGAGAAGTCAACAGTAGCATCTGAAACTACTTTTTGAGGAGTGATGTCTGTTTCAACGCCGCTATTGATGACCTCAAGCGCCTGTCCACCACCGGCCGCGATCCCCTCCGCGCCAACAGCAAGGTACGAATTGCTGTTGGTGTCCTCCCAAGCCCAAAGGCAGCGCGCGATGCTGCCAATCGTGTCTGGGAAAAACTTTGTCCATCCACCGAGCTTCTGCACAAGGCCGCCAAGCGTTCGATCAGGAATGAACCTGATCAACTGGCTATTGCTGATAGCAGCCTCGTTGAGGGCGGGAGTCTTGTTCTGATCGACGCCCGGCAGGAGCTTGAAGGATGCGTGTGGCATCTCTCATCACCTTGTGGGAGTTGCCGTCGCGGACTGAGACTGAGACGACCACGCCGCCGCCTCAAACTTCTTGCGGTTCTCTTCCGCCATCGCACCCTTCAGAAGAGCCTGATATTGGCTCTCATAGGTGATAGCCATTTGAGGATCATCGTTGGCGCGGCCAAAGTTTCTCTGGTAGCCAGAGATGTAGATCATGCTTGCCATGATCATAATATCTGGCAGGTAGAGGCTGATAAAGGTTGTCGGATTGCCGGACGACAAGCTCGACGGTCGATAGGTGCCGACAATTTCAACCGTGTAGACTGCGTCAGGATACGGCCCAAGCAGGAATGTATAGTCATCGAACGGACAGAAGTACTTTGGAACTCCCCTGCTCGTAGACACTCCATACACGGCATCGAGAAACTCTTTGGTGCATGGCAGAAGGGGAACACGGGTTCCAAGATCAGGATTGCTGGTCCCAGCGGGCGTAATCACATTGATCTGCTCTGGAACGACAAAGGTTCCGGTCGGAACTGCAATCTGCCTGCTTCCAACAGTCGTGCCATAACTTGTGTTTGAAATAGATGTAAACAGGAAATCAAGATCGCGATAAATGCGATTTTCCGCATATGTGATCATTTGCGGAAGGATTGTCACGAACTCAGCATTTGCTTCCTCGACAACAGCCAAGGTCGCGATCTGCGTGACGTACTGCGAGTAGGTAAGTCCGGTCGTCATCGGTGACTCCGTTTCCCCCTCACTTTAGCACCATCACCCGCCAGCGGATAGCCTAGTGTAAGCATCCGCAAGCTTGGTGTCGTAGGAATTCTTTGCGTACCCGGGGCCGTTGTACCCTTTGGCAAACGCAGCCCAGTCCTTGAAGCGCAAGGGCCGAATTAGACCAGCATTTTTGATAAACATGCCCATCTGGCGGAGTTGACCTGTTTCGGATTTGCAAGCTTCGTCAACCATGTTCTCAACAGACTCATGTCCCGCCATCTTGAAATTGCTGCCCATGATCTGCCCAAGACCCCAAGAGGTTGAGAGCAGGGCGGCTCGTTCATCGATGGCGCAGGCTCGCGTGATCTCGTCGTAGACCGCATCAGAGCCTTTGGGATAGGGCTTCATGCCCCATGCCTTGTAAGCAAGACCCTCTTCAACGGCTCGCTTGTGAAGCTCCGGTTTGCTGAAGGTATGCTTGTAGAAGTAGTGTCGCTCAAACAGAGCCTTGGGACGCCCCTTGGCATCGAACCCCGAGCCAGCAGCTTCAACTGCAATCACAGCCCGAAACGCAGCAGGCTCGATCTCAAGATCCTTCGCGACCGAAACGACCTCATCAAGAGTAACCTTGCGAGCCTCACCCTGAAACGACCGCATCACTTCTTCTCCGCTAGCATTGCCGTCTTCTGCTGGCTGCTGGACGACGAACCAAAATAATAGGCAACAACCTGCTCGCACTTTGCAGAAACAAAGCCGATCAAGGTTCCGACCGTTGTAGCCATCAACGGATCTTTCATGCCCTCGACAACGCCCATAAGAACCATGAATACAGTCGCCATGAACCCCGCCACGATAACAAAAGCAAGGATTCTTGGCATCCAGTCCCTGACCTGAGATTCCCGCTTGCGGGCACTATCCCGGTCGCTGGATGCGATCCGCTCAAGATCGATATCCAATTCCTTCATCCGCACGGCAAAGTCATTCTCAGCCTGCTTGAGAGCCAGAAGCTGATCTGGCGTCGCGTGGCTGATTGCCTTTGCCATGTCGTCCTTGGACGCATCGCTGGGGATGCCAAGAGCGTCCGTGATGAACTTCATCGCCATGCCACCAATAGGACCGCCAACAGCGGTGGCGAGCGTAGGAGCAACGGCCCCAATTACCTTCATGAAGTCCATTACTTCCTCCTCTTGGCATTTTTCACGACAGGCTTTGAGTGAATTTTATTTATTGCAGCATCATACTGGCCAGTTGCAGCAAGATATAAATACCCAAAAGCGACCAAGCTAATTCCCGCATCTTTCAGCACCCATAATGGCATATCTGAATCGGATGGAGATATACCAGTATACAGAAATTGCACGTTCCTGAAAGCTTGAGCCGCAAGGCCAAGCGCAGCCACCAAAAGGCCCAGCTTATGCCAAGCTGGATAAAGACGCATTTTTTCTCGAAGTGCGCCAACAAAGATTATGCAGGCGGCAGCAATATTCGTTATTGTAAGAACAAAAAATCCTACAAATTCAGCAGTCATTTCCTCCTCCTCTTGGAAGAACCTTTTGCAGAATTTTTCTGCATAGACCTAATTTCAGATGCCACCTCAAATATGTCTTTGTCCTCTTTCTTTTCGAAAAAATTGACAAGTATGCTCAGAACGAACACAGACAAGACGCCAATCACATACCCGACTGCAAGCGCAAAGTCTGAATTGTTTACGTCTACTCCGATGTAATGGGAAATAATCCCGCCAAGAGTGATGGATGCTGCTACCGCAATTCCGCCAATTATTGCTCCCGCTGCTAGCTTCCCATATTGATGAAGTTTCTTAGGTTGCCAAAAAAACGAAACGGACAATCCGCCAAAGAAACCAGCAATAGCAGTCAGAGCCTTGCCAATTGCAAAACCGCTAGCTGCTCCGCTGACAGGCTCTGTCACTTGTCAGCCTTGCTATCTAGACGATCAAAGATCTTCTCAAGCATTGCCTTTATCTCCTTGACGCTGTCGGCAAATTCGTCCTTGCGAACGTAGCTCTTGGGAAGATCAACCTCGATCTCATGCAGGTCTCGTCGCAGTTCTTTCACTGCCTCCCATATCTGCCGGGAGAACCATCCAATACCGGCAAGGACAATTCCTATGCCGATGTTCATTAGCGACTGCATGTCCATGGCACTACGCAACCTTCTCTCCGGGGTTTGCGATGTGATCTTCAATGTACTTCAGATTTCCTCTGAGTCGAAGATCATCTGGAGACTTCTCGACGGCAATTCTTGCCTGCTCAAGCGATATCTGTGTCATGCCCAACTGCCACGCCGAAATACTGGCCAGATCGTGCGGCCAATGGCCCCAGACCTCTGGGTCGCAGGTATAGACCAGAGCCTTGTCCTTGATCCGCAGGGCGCGCATGGAGAATGCAAAGCACTCTTCCCAGCGGTTCTGGCGGTACATGAGCATGGCAAGCTCGCACCAAGGTTCCCTTGTATCGGGAGCCTCTGCCGCTGCCTTGACGTACCAATGCTCTGCCTGCCTCTGGTCTCCAATCTCGTTGTGTGCCTTGCCAAGGAGGCGCATGGCATAGCAACGCTCATTCGGCCACGTTGCCCCGGGCAGGTCGAGGTACTTGTGCAGGGCAGTAATAGCCTCGTCCCAGCGAGCATGGAACGTCAGTTCACGAGCGTAGTAGAAGCCGTTACGAGGGCAGTCTGGGTCTTCCTTGACCGATAGGGACAGGAGGTCAAGATACTGTCCACGGCTCTTGGTAGGATCTGGATGGTGGCTGACGAGAAGCTTCTCCGTCTGCGCCCACATCTCCTTGATGCGACCGTCTGGCACGGGATACTCATGGCACGGGTGATGCCACATGTACCCGTGACGAGCGTGGATCTTTTCGTACAGGAACTTGATCCCGCAACCCCAGTCAAACATGTACCGCAGGCGAGTTGTCTCATCGAGCTTCCAGAGACGCTCGATCTCGTCTCGCCAACCCGGCTCCATGACCTCGTCTAGGTCTAGGCTGATGCAAACATCAATGTCTCGGGGGATAAGAGCCAGAGCGGCATTCCGCGCCAAATCAAATCGCCAAGGAGTGATGCAGATGTCGTGGACCATGAGATTGGCCCTAGCATCGATAGAGTTTTCCCTCCAGCGACGAGCCTCTCCATCTGTATCGTCCGTGCTTCCGGTATCGGCAATCAGGATCAAATCTGCGTCCTTGGCAGACTCGCAGAACCTCTGAACAAACTGCTGTTCGTTCTTGCTGATTGCGTAGACGCAAATCTTCATGTCTGCGGCGTCTCTTGGCTAGGAGAGGAAACTGGCGGAATAGACTGCCTGATAGTTGCGATCTGCGCCTCTACATTAGCAAGCCAAGTCTTCCCCTCTTCAGTAAGAACTGCCTCCCTAAGCCTGCGGGGAGTGACGGAAGCCTCAAGGTTCCTGATCTCATCAAGAGCAGTCGGCACATACGGAGTAGGTTCGGGAACGGGATCTTCCGGAAGCTCAATTGCCCCAAACTCAACTCGCTCTGCAACAGTCATGGATCGTATCCAATTAGACGGATACTGAATCTCATCCAATACAAATGACTGATCGATGCGGACGGTCTGGCCGTCGGGAAGAGAAAATCTCATCGTGCCCTCGCGTACTTGAATGGGTTTTCGGCAAATGCGGCGAAGATGAAAACAACACCCGATCCATTCAGACCAGATGCCGACACGCGGATCTTGAAGCCATTGGAGAGAACATCAATCCCGCGCACAGACGTTGCAAAGTTCTCAGCATCAGCAAAAGCGGCTTCAAGTCCACCGCCCATTACGTTGAAGGTTTCCCTGACGGTGTCATAGATGCGCCAGCCAAGATTAGCTGCTGTGGCGTCCTTGAGCATGATCCATCGAGGCCGGAACCCGCACCACACGAACGGCCCATCCGTCGATGCGTTGCCGGTGTAGCTGCTGATCTTGCTGAAGCCCTCGATCTCGGACCAGAGGTATCCGACATAGTTGTCGTTGGTATGGTTCACATCAGAGCTTGTTCCAACGGAAAACACGCTGCTCGTCGGATCAGTAGAGTTCCAGCGAAGGTTGGCATTTGCCGTATCAAAAGCAAATGTTTCGTTGAGATACGCATATCTCGCAGAGCCATAGTAGCCGTGCTGCACGGTCCAGCGTCCGGTGCTGGAAGCTTCGCGAGAGCGCAAAACGATGAACTTGGGCACAGCACCAAGATTGTGCGAGATCGTGCGGTTAGTTCCGTTGCCGACATACGTCACGATGTCGAACCCCGGCGTGACGCCTTCCTTCCACGCCCAGTCCACATATGTGGCGGTGTTGGTGTTGAGCTGGGCCAATGCGCCGACCGTGTAGCCGTTGCTGTTGAACGCCGTTAGGCCCGTGGTCTCCGTCGTTTCAGCGGTAGTGGTGTTGCTTTCAAGTTGCTTCTGGACGCCACGCACCGCATCGTAGAGGCCGTGGTCCGTAGCTGCGCTGCGGCTCTTGATCCACACCAGATCCGGCTGGAAGTTGAGAGAGGACACCGAAACCGTCGCACCCGTGCCGGTACGCAGCGTCGCGTCCATGTAGAGGCTGCCCTTCTTGATGGAGGGCGTCGGAAGGTTGGCGGTATTGAGCGCCTTGAAGCCGCTGGGCGGCGTGTAGGCGAAGGCGCGCTGGCCGAAATTAACGTCAGCCCACGACTGGATCAAATAGACGTATGGAAACCACGTCTTTCCGCTGGACACGAGATCAGTGAATGCGCTCGCGCCCGCACCGTAGGTCTGGTTCCACGAACCGGAGCCGTTTGCGTAGTCGCCGTTGTACGAGAACTTGATCGTCCCGGCGTCCATGTCGATGGCGACGCCGTAGGTGTTACCCGCCGTCCCTGCCGCGCCATAGGTGGTGCTTGTCGAACCGTCAACCGCGTTGCCGTTGGT